CAAACCTTCTGATTATGGATGAGGTGTTTGATAGTTCACTTGATGGATTTGGAACAGAAGAGTTCCTCAAGATCATTCGTTATGTGATTAAAGACGCAAACATTTTTGTCATCTCTCACAAGACTGGTCTTGAGGACAGATTTGAAAGTGTCATAAAATTCGAGAAAGTCAAAGGTTTTTCGCGTATGGTGTCCTGAACCACCAAAGAACAATGCAAGTCCCAAACTGGAAACACAACTCTGGGAAACCTCAGAAACGAAAACTGAAACCGCAAGCACTGAGGCAAGCAAAAGCACGACTAGCCCAGTTCAAAAAGCAGCACATGGGTCGTCCGAAGGGCGACCTTTCGTTGTATGATGGGTACATACGAAACGAATTCAATGGCAGTCCGTCACGAAATCAAGTCCCAACTTGCCAAACTGCTGGCTACTGAAGACCTTGTAGTTGAGCATAAGAAAGTCCCTACTGCTTGTTTTAACGTCCATACTCGTGTACTGACTCTTCCTCTGTGGGAAAGGGCAAGTGGACTTGTGTATGACCTTCTGGTGGGTCATGAAGTTGGCCATGCTCTCTTTTCTCCTGATGAAGATTGGAGTGATAAAGTTAAAGTTCCTCATCAGTTTGTGAATGTTGTTGAGGATGCACGTATTGAAAAGTTGATGAAGCGCAAGTATGCTGGTCTCGCAAAGACGTTCTTTAATGGATACAAAGAACTTAATGAAGATGATTTCTTTCAGATTGCTGATGAAAAGGTAGAGTCTTTCAACCTTGCTGACCGTGTTAATCTATATTACAAAATTGGTAACTTTATCACTCTAGATTTCAAACCTGAGGAACAAGAAATTGTTAATTTGATTGGTGCATGTGAAAGTTTTGCGGATACTTTGATTGCTGCAGAAGAACTTTACAAATATTGTAAAAAAGAAAAGGAGCAACAGCAGAAGATTGCTGATTTTGATTCTCACGAAACTCAAGGAAATTCTCAGTCTCCTGCAGGAGAATCTGTGGAGACTAATGACTCATCTTCTGAACAGGAAGGTGAGAGTGATAACTCTTCTGAAAAAGAGTCCTCTGAGTCCTATGGTGGTACTGCTCAAGGTGATGAAACTCCTGTAAAATCTTCTGGAGTTGAAGATGAACCTGAGATTCGCACTGCTGATTCTTTGGAAGACAAGATTCGTGATCTTGTAGGTAATGATGAGTATGAGAATACCTATGTTGAAGTTCCTCAAGTAAATCTTGATACTATTATTGGCAAGAACTCAGATGTTCATAAAGATATTGATGATTCTTTTGCACATCAACAAAAAATTCACAATGAACATGCTAAAGATAAAGGATATACTCCAGTAAATTTATATAAAGAATCAGACGCTGAGTTTAAAAAGTTCAAATCTTCTGCTCAAAAAGAAGTGAACTATTTGGTAAAAGAGTTTGAGTGTCGTAAAGCAGCAGATCAATATGCTCGTGCATCTACTGCTCGTACTGGTGTTCTTGACACTACTCGTCTTCATACTTACAAATATAATGAAGATCTTTTCAAAAAGGTTTCTGTAATCCCTGATGGTAAGAATCATGGCCTGGTATTTGTACTGGACTGGAGTGGTTCTATGTGTGACGTGATGCTTGATACTTGTAAGCAACTCTTCAATCTTGTATGGTTCTGTAAGAAAGTTTCCATTCCTTTTGAGGTTTATGCTTTTACTAATGAGTGGCGTCGTGGTGAGTATGATTATGAGAATGATCGTTATCTTGCTGCTGATCGTACACCTCACTACCAAAAGAAAGATGGACTTTTAGTTATTGATGAAACTTTTGCTATGATGAATATTCTAACCAGCAAAGTTTCAGGTAAATTATTGGAACATCAAATGCTGAACATTTGGCGTCTTGCTTATTGCTTTGGTAGGTCTTATAGTTCTCCTTATACTTACTCCAATCGTCTCGGTCTTTCTGGAACTCCTTTGAATGAAGCTCTAATTACTCTTCATCAGATTCTTCCTAAGTTTCAGAAAGAAAATAAACTTCAGAAGGTTCAGTGTATTGTCTTGACTGATGGTGAAGCAAATCAACTTGTTTATTATCGGGAACTTCAACGTCGTTGGGAAAAAGAACCTTTTATTGGAACTGGGTATATTAATCCGATGAGTACTTTTATTCGTGATCGTAAACTTGGAACCACGTATAAAATTGGTTATGGTTATCATGATTTTACTGATACTCTACTTAGAAATCTAAAGGATAAGTTTTCTTCTATTAATTTTATTGGCATTCGTGTTCTTGAACCACGCAATGCAAATCGCTTTATTCAACTATATCACTCTCATAATGACAAGCAATACGAAAAAATTCAAAGTGACTGGAAGAAACTAAAAAGTTTTACTATCACAAACTCTGGATATGATGCATACTTCGGAATGTCTGCGACTGCACTTTCTCAGGATACTGAGTTTGAAGTTGCTGAGTGTGCAACTAAGTCTCAAATCAAATCTGCTTTTGTTAAGTCTCTGAAGACCAAAAAACTAAATAAGAAAGTTCTTGGTGAGTTTATTTCTCTGGTAGCATGAAACAAAAGTTTCCTTTGGAACATGTAGTAAAATACGACACTAAAGAAGTATGGATTAAATGTAATAGCAGCACAACTGCTATGGGTATTCCTGCACTCATAGAAAAATATTATCCAGGTTATACTGGTCATATTGCAAGTGAGGAGCACCTTCAGAAACTCAAGAACCAGTTGACGAACTGACCACAGGGGTCCCAGGAGGACCCCTTTTTGGTCTATAATGACTAGGTTGAAACGAAACAAACGAATGGCACTCTCCTCCGACTACATCCGCACTTCCCTTCAGAATCTCTACGGCAACAACGTCAGTGGTGCTGATATCCGTGCTTGGTGTACTCTGAATGATGCTAACTATCAAACCGTCACTAAGAAACTTGACCAGTTTAAAGTTGGTCGTGGCAAATGGAATCTTGAAGTAACTCAACAAAAGGTAGAAGAAATCGAACGTACTTTCCAAGCACCTGCAGTGGTTCCTCCTGTAGAGCAAAATCTTATTCCTGAAAAAGATGATACCTTCGTCAAGTTTGGTAACTTTGCTGATGTTAAAAAGATTATTCAGTCCCGTCTTTTTTATCCTACGTTCATTACGGGTCTTTCGGGTAATGGTAAAACGTTCTCTGTGGAGCAAGCGTGTGCTCAACTTAAGCGTGAACTGATTCGTGTAAATATTACGATTGAAACTGATGAAGACGACCTTATCGGGGGTTTCCGACTTGTTGATGGAAATACTGCTTGGCACAATGGGCCCGTCATTGAAGCACTGGAGCGAGGAGCAATCCTACTTCTTGACGAAATTGACCTTGCTAGTAACAAAATTCTGTGCCTTCAATCTATTCTGGAAGGTAAAGGTGTTTTCCTGAAAAAGATTGGTCGCTGGGTGAAACCTGCCGCTGGTTTCAATGTGATTGCCACTGCAAACACCAAGGGTAAAGGTTCTGATGATGGACGCTTTATCGGCACCAATGTGCTCAATGAGGCATTCCTTGAGCGTTTCCCTGTGACCTTTGAGCAGTCCTACCCTGCTCCTGCGACCGAGCAGAAGATTCTGGAAGGAATTGCTCTGGATCTTGGTGTGGAAGACCGCGACTTCTGCAAGCGACTTGTGGACTGGGGTGATATTATTCGCAAGACCTTCTATGATGGTGGTATTGAGGAAATTGTCAGTACCCGTCGTTTGGTCCATATTATCCGTGCTTATAGCATCTTCCAAGATAAGGCAAAAGCAATCCAAGTTTGCGTGAATCGTTTTGATGACGAAACAAAGCAAGCATTCCTTGAACTGTATGATAAAGTGGATGCTGATTTCCAAATGCCTACCGAGCAGGTTGATTACAATCCCAATATTGACCAACCTACTCCTTTCTGATAGAATATGAGGAGGTCAATGTGCCTCCTTTTTTACCCTTTACTATGAAACAAAATGTCAGAAAACTTTGAGAGCACTTACGAAAATTCACTTCCAGATTCTTGGAAAGATACTGTAATCTATGGTGGTGAAGGAACTGACACTATTTCTTTCAGCGGCGCCAAAGATTTTACTTACGCCGCACAGTCCGTTCCATTCACTTACTTTGGAACTCACCCTTCCGATACTATTACCTTTAATTTGAATATGCCTGAAGATACAAATAAAAATGGATTTTGGAAATATGAAGAAGACAAAACTTTGAAGGAGGTTGAGCAATATCTTTCTAGCACTTATCATTCCCATTACACTTCCGAACAATCTAAAACTCAAACTCTTGATTTGATTGAGAGTATTGGTGATGCAGAAGCATTTACTCGTTCAAATGCCATCAAATATCTTTCTCGCTTTGGTAAGAAGAATGGTAAATCTAAGATGGACATTTTGAAGGCAATCCATTATTGTATTCTTCTGTACCACTTTGCTGGTCTTCACAAAAACACTACCTCCGACTTTCCTTATTGATTATGAAACTTTCTGATAAAACTCTTTCGGTTCTCAAGAACTTTTCTTCTATTAACCAATCTATTCTTTTCCGTGAAGGAAACAAACTTCGCACGATTAGTGTGATGAAGAATATTCTGGCAGAAGCAACGATCACTGAAGAACTTCCTAAGGACTTTGGTATCTACGATCTTAATCAGTTTCTGAATGGTCTTGGTCTTCATCAGAGTCCTGAACTGGATTTTGAAAATGACGGATATGTTGTTATCCGTGAAGGTAAGATGCGATCAAAGTATTTCTTTGCAGATCCAAATGTAATCATCACTCCCCCTGAGAAAGACATTGTTCTTCCTAGTGAAGATGTTTGCTTTGAACTGAGCACTGAACAACTGGACAAACTCTTGAAAGCAGCAGCAGTTTATCAACTTCCTGATATTTCCGCCGTTGGTGAAGCAGGTGTTGTGAAACTGGTTGTTCGTGATAAAAAGAACGATACTTCTAATGACTTTGCAATCGTTGTTGGTGAAACTGACTCTGAGTTTGTATTCAACTTTAAGGTAGAGAATATCAAAGTTCTTCCAGGAACTTATGAAGTGGTTGTGTCACAAAAACTTCTGTCACGATTTACCAGTAAGAACCACGATCTGTGCTATCATATTGCTCTGGAGCCTGATTCTACATTTGGTTGATGAACATCTTCGTTACTTCTCCTTGGCCTGCTGAGAGTGCTATTTGCCTCCCTGACAAACACATCGTTAAGATGCCTTTAGAGTGCTGTCAGATGCTCTCTATCGTAGCATCAGAGAAGTGGGGATATGGATATGGCACTCTCCCTAAGGCAGATGGAACTCCCTACAAGACCGAGAAAGGAGCATTCCGCAATCATCCCTGCACCAAGTGGGCAATGGAAAGTATCCATAATGCCTACTGGTTAATCAAATGGGGATTGAACTTGTCTGATGAATACTGCCTGCGGTATAATAAAACTCACTCCTGTTACAAGACTCTTGTGGATGCATACTATTTGTTTCCTAAAGGCAAGATTACAGAAGTGACTCCATTTGCTCGTGCTATGCCTGAGGAATGGAAGTTTGACGACACTATTGATACATTTGAAGCATACCGACGATACATTGCATCCAAACCTTGGGTTTCTGATAACTATCTTCGTATGCCACATAGAAAACCTGATTGGATTTGATTATGAGCAGTGATTTCCTTTTTGTGGAGAAGTACCGTCCTCAAGTAATTGATGATTGTATTCTTCCTGATGAAACTAAAAAAACATTTAAGGAGTTCGTAGAGAAGGGAGAGATTCCCAATCTTCTTCTTGCAGGACCTCCTGGTATTGGTAAAACCACAATCGCAAAAGCACTCTGCAATGAGTTGGGAGCAGATTTTTATGTCATCAACGGATCCGACGAAGGACGTTTCCTGGATACTGTACGGAACCAAGCAAAGAACTTCGCTTCGACCGTTTCACTTACGGGATCTTCTAAACACAAAGTCATCATCATCGATGAAGCTGATAACACAGGAAACGACGTACAACTCCTACTACGGGCGAATATTGAGACATTTTATAACAACTGCCGATTCATCTTCACTTGCAACTACAAGAACAAAATCATTGAACCGCTTCATTCCCGATGTGCAGTTATTGACTTCACGATCAAAGGAAAACAACGAGTACAACTTGCAGGGAATTTCTTTGAAAGGTTGCGGTTTATCCTCAATCAAGAAAAGATTGAGTACGATCAAAAAGTCGTTGCGGAACTTGTATCCAAGCATTTTCCCGATTTTCGACGTGTTCTAAACGAAATTCAGCGATACTCTACTGGAGGTAAAATTGATGCAGGTATTCTTGCATCGTTCTCTGATGTTTCCGTAAATGAACTTATCAAGCATCTAAAAGAAAAGAACTTTACTGAGGTTCGTAAGTGGGTATCAACTAATCTGGATAATGATTCCTCTGTAATTCTTCGTAGGGTTTATGATTCTCTCTATGATTCTCTTGTCCCTGCTTCTATCCCAGCAGCAGTTCTGATCATTGCAAAATATCAATATCAAATTGCTTTTGTTGCTGATCAAGAAATCAATCTTCTTGCTGCACTAACTGAAGTTATGGTGGAGTGTGAATTCAAATGAATTATCTATCAAAGCAAGAAATTGGAGAATTGGGTTCTTTCACTGATAGAAAAAACTCATATGATGATAATACAGAGTTGGATATATTTTGCAAATTTCTTGAAAAAAATACTTTAAAGGAATATAAAATAGTTCAAAAACCTTATGGTCCATATGGGGTTGATATTGGATTATTTTTGGATGACCAGATTGTTTGTGCATTTGATCTTGAGAGGTGTAAAACCTGGAAAGATGATTGGCCCTCAAATTGGAG